GGAAGGCGTTTGCCAAGCTGGCTGACAAGGAGCGGGTCATCAAGGCCGCGGCTCAATACGGCGAGGCGGTGCGCCGCTGGCCGGCCGATGATCGGCAGTTCGTTCCGCATCCCGCGACCTGGCTCAATGATGGCCGCTTCGAGGACGATCCCACATTGTGGGAACGGAAGTCTGCGTCGCAACCTGTGAAATTCTACGGTGACAACCAATCTTGATCACGAGCGCCTGCTTCTCGCCTCCGCGTTGCTCGACGACGGGCGGACGATGCAGGCGATGCTCGGCGGGGGCATCACGCGGCGCTCGTTTCACGATTCACGCAACCAGATAGTCTTCGACACGCTTTCCGAGATGGTCGCGGCCGGGATGGCGACGACGGACGACGTGCTTTACGCGGAGCTGATCGCCAAGCAGCGGTTCGAGGCCGCAGGCGGGCACGCCTACATCGTGGGCCTGACCAGCGCAGCGCCGACCTCGCTGAACGCAAAATACTACCTCGAGCGCGTGCTGCGCCTAGCCGTAGCGCGTGACGCCGTCCGCATCGCCCAGCGCATCGCCGAGCGCGTCGAGCAGGAGGCCGAGGCGACCGAACCGCTGGCCGAGTTGATCGCCGGCGGGGCTCGCGACCTCCTGAGCATCGCAGCAGGCTCGGACGCGGACGGCGAGGAATCCTGGGACGAGCTCGTCGAGCGGGCCAAGGTTGAGCTCGAGCAGAAAATCCTCGGGGAGCAGCGCCGCGAGTTGATGCCGTTTCCGTGGCCGATCTGCAACCAGCGGTTCGGCGAGATGGAACGCCAGCAGCTGGTCGTCATCGCCGGCCGATCCTCCTCGGGCAAATCCTCGCTCGCTCGGCCGATCCTGGCTCACCTCGCGAACCAAGGGCGCCGTTGCTACTACGTGACGCTCGAGGTGGCGCCGCACAAGGTGCCGCTCCAGATCGCGGCCTCGCTCGCCGGCGTTGGGCTACGGCGCGTTTACGCGGAACACCCAGCCTCGCAGGCCGAGATCCGCAAGGCGCTGGTCGAGCTCCGCGGGCGGCACGTTACCGTATCCAGCCGGGACTCGTCGCTCGCTCGCATCGAGGCACGCGCCCGCGCGCTGCACGCCGGCGGCGGGCTCGACGTGCTCTTCGTCGACCACGGCGGGCTCGTTAAGGAGATTTACGAGGCGAGGGGCTCCAGCGAGAAGGTCAACGCCTGCGGGATGGTCACTAAGACGCTCAAGCGCATCGCCCGCGAGCTCGACATCCTCGTCGTGATGCTCTGGCAGCTAAATCGCGAGAGCGCCAAGGACGGCAACCGCGAGCCGAACGTTACCGACCTCAAGGACTCGGGCAGCGTCGAGGAGGACGCCGACAAGGTCATCTTGATCCATCGGCCCAACGAGGACGCGATCACGGGCCAGCAGCAGCGCGACACCGACTTCGAGGCCGACCGGCCGCGCTTCTTCACGAACGTAATCCAGGCCAAGGGCCGCGACGACGGCACCGCCGCTCAGTCCTTCTATTTTACGCGGGCAACCGCAACCTTCAACCCAGCAACAAGATGAACGAAACGATCGAACGCTTAGACAACGTAGCAATGCACTTGCTCACCGAAAACGCCACGCTCTCGCGTGTGATCCGCCATTGCAAGGAGCGGCAAGAGGAGGTGATGGCTCGGCTGAAGCATATCGAGGAGCTCCTAGCCAAAGAACGCGATTTGCGGGGCGATCGGCACCCGATGGCTACCCAGACCCTCACCGGGCAATCTGACAGTCAGAAAACGCACGCAATGGCCGTTTCCGCTTGACGGAGCGGCGACCATAAGCGCTAAAATCGGCTTTAGTGGCACGGAAACCCAAAAACATAACGGCGCACGCCTGGGCGAAGCATCAGAAGCTGACGGCCAAGCTCGGCGGCGCGAAACGGAGGCACATTGAAGCAAGACGCGGACAGACTGGAACTTGAGGCTCTACGCCTCGCGAATCGGGCGGCGCGGTCTATCGCGCAGCTGGAATCCCATCGGAAGTCGTTGGTGAAGGAACACGCCGAGCGCATCAAGCGTCTGCGGCAGATCATCGAGAGCATCCAGCAGCGCGACCAGATGGGCACGTTAGGGCTGGAAGACGCGGTGGTCTTGAGCGAATCGGCTGCGGCCCTAGTTCATAACCCGCTGGAGGGGCTGTGAGCCGTGGTCACGTACACGCTCAACCGGCAGCCAGTCCATCGGCTGCGCTACGATGGCGCGAGCGAGGCGGCTAAGGTCTCGTGCGAGATGTTCGAGCGGCTGCTCGAGCTCGACACGCTGAAGCACGACTCTGCCGCCAACCTAGTGCGCCGGCTGGCGACCCTGGCCGACCTATCGCCCTCGGCCTTCCGCCTAGTCCTGCGCGCAGGCTCGGGCGATACGGGCTCGATCTTGGCCTCGTTCGAGCAGCAGGCGGTGGACCGGGGCAAGACGCGCCAAGCGCTGCATTGGGAATGGCAAGAAGACGTGCGGCGTATCCGTATGGTGTTCCCCGAGGTTGCGGCGGTGCTCGTTGAGTTGCGTGAGACGATCAAGCACCGGGAAGATGCGATGAGCAGCGCGGACGGGCTGCGCGAGGCGATGCGGCAGCAGGAGGGCGACGAGTGAGTGTAATGAAAAGCGACGCCGGTGTCGGTGGCGTTGACACGAAACACCAAATGGCGCACTTGCGTAAGATACTGGGGCGCCGGGGGGTAAGAAATCTTTGTAAGGATTTCCGACGGTTTGGGTTTCGCGACCTAGCTTAAAAAAACGGTTTTGCCCCTTTTCCCTAATTTCCCACGAGAAATCCGTGAAGCAGACGCAAGAGCAACTCGCTAAGGCGCTGGGAGTTACGCGACGCACGCTGCAAGAATGGCAGAAGCGCGACGACTGGCCGACCGGGGCTACCGTCGAGCAGCTGATTGCGTGGCGCGACGAGCGCGGGCTCGGGCGGATCAAGGACGGGAGCCTAGGCGCGCTGAAGGCCGAGCTAATGCGGCGCGACATCGAGTTGCGCGATCTAAAGCTCGGCCGCGAACGCGGCAACGTGGTCGAGCGCGAGGTCGTGCAAGATATGCTCCAGCTGCTTTCGCAGAAGCTCGACTTGCTGCTGCGGCTGAAGCTTGAGGTTGAGCTCGGCCCGCGCGTCGCCGGCAAGTCGGCCGCGGAGGCGAACGTCGAAGGCGGGCTAATCCTGGACGAGATCCGCGAGGTGATCGCGGGCAACCTTGCGCGGTTCGAGACGGAGGCGATTCGGAAGAGCGCGACTGAAGAATGAGCGCCGAGCAACTCCTCGCCGGCTTCCGCCTACCGCGGCCGGACCGCTCGCCGATTTATGACTGGGCGCGGCGGCACGTTCAGCTTCCGGAATCCTACGCGACGCCGGGGCCGTTTAATGTGCGGCTATCGCCGTGGCTGGTTCCGATCTTCGACGCGCTGCAAAATCCGCTCGTCCGCCGCGTTCACTTTCGGAAAGCCGTGCAGATTGGCGGCACGCTGGTGGCCGACGTCTGGCTGCCTTGGATCATCGCGAACGATCCCGGCCCGATCAGCTGGACGATGCAGACGGACGAGATGGTCGAGAAGCACGCTAAGACGCGCCTCTGGCCGCTGCTCGAGCGCTGCCGGCCGGTGGCGGCAATGCTGCCGAAGCCGGGGCCGCACCGCACGACGACCGAGATTTTCTTTGGCGGCTTCTTCGTCACGCTGAACGCGGCGAACCTTTCGACCCAGCAGAGCCAGTCGATCCGCTACAAGATCAACGACGAGCTCTGGCTTCCGCGGTGGCAGGAGATCTACGGCCACGCGGTGGCGCGCGTCTCCAAGTTCGAGGAGGTCGGGCGCTCAAAGATCTACAACGCGAGCCAAGCGCCGGTGATGGACGCGGAAACGGGCAACGTCGAGGACACGAGCTTTCGTTCGGGCGATCAAGGCGAGTGGCACGCCGAGTGCCCAGGCTGCCGCAAGGTGCTGCCGGTCGCGTTCGAGATTCTAAGCAAGGAGCAGCGCGGCGGCGTGGTATGGGACCGAGCGGCGCGCCGCGATGACGAGACGTGGGACGTCGGCCGCGCGGTGGAGACCTGCCGCTTTCGCTGCATCTCCTGCGGGCACGAGTCCGCGGACAGCGACGCGACCCGCGCCGGCTGGGCGAAGACCGGGCGCTTCGTGCCGATGAATGCTGCGGCGCCGCGTGAGGTGCGGTCGTTCCGCCTTGAAGCAATCGTTACTCGGCCGATGCGGCTCCTCGTGGAAGAGTTCCTCCAGGCCGAAAACCAGCTGGTCCGCACGGGCGACGAGCAAGCGAAGATCGAGTTTCGGACGAAGCGGCAAGCGCTGCCGTGGATCGTGGAAAAGAAGGCGGTGAACGTGCTGCTGAAGGACTCGGGCTACAAGTTGGCCGACTACGCGCAAGGCGAGTCGATCCCCGACGAGGCGATCCGCTTTATGGCGATCGACCGGCAGCAGGATCACTTTTGGGTCGAGGTCGGCGCGTTCAGCACGGCGCAAGGGCCGCGCTACCGCCAGCTGTGGTTCGGCCGCATCGACACGCGCGACCAGCTGCGGGCGCTTCAGGAGCGGTTCAAGGTCTCAAGCGCCTGCGTCGCGCAGGACCGCGGCTATCGGCCGGCGGACGTGGACCGCGACTGCGCCGAGTTCGGCTGGCGCTCGATGCGCGGGTACGGCCGGCGGACGTGGACGATGCGCGACGAGGCGACCGGGACGATGGTCAACTTCCCGTTCTCGGATCCGCAGGTGAGCGACTACCGCGGAGGCGACGTCTATTTTTACAACTGGTCTGGCGACTACTTCAAGGACACGCTGGCGACCGCGCTCGAGGGCAAGGGCGACTTGCGCTGGGAACTTCCGTCCGACGTTAACCCGCTCTATCTTGAGCACATCAAGGGCGAGGCGAAGGTCGAGGTGCGGACGGGCGTCTGGGAATGGCGCGAGGTACGGAGCAACGCGCCCAACCACGGCCTCGATACCTCGGCGATGCTCCTTTGTATGGCGACCATCGCGGGCATCATCCGCTTCGTGCCGGCGAAGACGTAGCGTGGAATTGGGGCTGCGCTTTTCCTCAAAATAGTTCTTGAGATTCCCGAGCGGTTGGGTTTCTCTGGTCACGTTATGAAAAACACGACGATGACTGAGTTCAACAAAACCGGCCGCGATGAAAGCCACCCCGCGACCCCGATCCGCCAAACTGAAAAGGCCGTTGGTTTTTCGGTGCTCGGCAGCAATCGGATCGCTTGGTTCCCGAAGTCGCAGCTGACCTTTATCAAGGATGACTTCTACGTGAACGCCGAAGACCAATTCGCCATCCCGCTTTGGCTACTGAACCGCAAGGCGGCCGAGCTCGGCTGCTTCCCCTGGGACATCGGTTCAAAGTAAGCCCACCGGGGCGGGCTTACCACCCGCCCCAACTTTTTTCCGAAAGGCGCTTGACTATCCCCACCGCTTAGGTTTTTCTCTGCACGTAATCAACAACGACCAATGAAGACCACCATCGATTCCCGCACTTACACCGTCGAAGCTCTCGAAGTCGGCCCGCTCGTCGCCGCTGATCTGGCCGGCCGAGGCTGGGAGCCGCGCTACTACGTCGCGACCGGCGTTCGCGGCGCGGTGTTCCTCGCCGTCCGTTGCCCTAAAACCGGCCGCTTCGAGCGGTCCTGAGCTTATGCCAGACGCAGCCAAGAACCCTGCCGCGGTCGCGCTAGGCCGCCTCGGCGGGCGGATCCGATCCGAGGCGAAGGCCGCCGCCGCAAGGCGCAACGGCCGACGAGGCGGGCGACCGCCGAAGCAGACCAAGCCGCTCCCATAGTGGGGCGGCTTTTTTGTCGTCAAATCGAAGCCAGCGCGGGGCGTCAAAAAACCTTTTGACGGCTGCCGCTCTTTTATGGCGGCCGACAATCCCTTCCTCGACATTGACGTTGCGACGCTGACAACGCTCAAGTCCAAGGTCTTGGACGCGATCCAAGCTTGCCTGCTCAACACGAGCTACTCGCTCAACGGCAAGAGCGTGACGCGCGCCGATTTGAACACGCTCAACAGGATGCTGGGCGACATCACCGCGGCGATTGAATACCAAAACGGCGACACGACCGACACGACGTTCGTCAGCTTCACCGGGAATTGATTATGCAGACCTTCGACGCGACCGCAGTCATCCGCAACCGGCCGTGGTTCGAGCGGGCGCTCGAGACCATCGCGCCGCAGGCCGCGCTTCGCCGGCTCCAGGCTCGCGTCGAGACCGCGCTCTTCAGCTACAACGCCGCGCAGACGAACCGGCTGTACACGCCGATGCAGTACGGCCAACCGAGCGAGTCCTCGCAGACGGTGCGCGAGCGCGTCGTGATGATGTGGGAAGCGCGGAACTTGGTCGAGAATTGTCCCGAGGTGAAGGAGGTCTCGCGCAAGTTCGGCAATTACCTGACGCCGACCGAATACTCGGCAACGACTGGAGACCGCGACTACAACGCCACAGTCAACGAGTGGTTTCACTCGTGGTGCAAGCAGGCCGACGCCACGGGCCGCAACTCGTTCCGCAAGCTCGTGCAGCTGGCCGCGGAGAATCGGCCGGTAGACGGCGACTGCGGCTTCGTCATTCGCCGCGTGGGCGATGGGCTAAAGCTCCAGATGGTGCCGGCGACTCGCATCGGCAATCCAAACGAGATGGGGCTCGACTCCGAGAACTATTTCGAGGGCGTCATCACGAACGACTTCGGCGTGCCGGTCGCGTATCGCATTTACCGCGTGACGCGCGAGGGCGTTTACTTCGGCGCCGAGGACGTTCCGGCCGGGAACTTCTGCCACTACTTTGACCCGTTCCGCGTCGATCAGTACCGCGGCGTGACCGACTTTCACGCGGCGATCCAGACGGCGCGGATGCTGCACGAGATCTTGCAAGCGGAGAAGGCCGGCGTGCGCTTCGCCTCGCAGCAGGCGGCGCTGGTCTTCACGGATCGTGGCACGGCCAACGCGCGCAACCTCTTCACTCCGACCCCGAGCGCGACGCTGCCCAGCGGCCAGCAGCAGAAGAACGAGCTTTCCGAGGTCGGGATGATTAAGTATCTCGGCCAGGCTGATCGCGTCGAGACGATGCCGGCGCGGCCGAGCACGGCGTTCACGGGCTTCATCGCGCATCTGATGCACG